GTCGACCTTCTGTCATATACAATAGTAAAAGAGAAAAATTTTTAGAAATTAAACGCATTTAATTTATTCTTCCTAAAGAATCCCATTCTGGGATTACACGGAAGTGGGGGGGTAATACTGAACCCCCCACTTTCCTAAAGATTCGATATCAAATCTTATATACTTTTTGAAGGGTCGCGGACTGGGGCGTCCGCTCAAACTCGCTACGCTCAAACACTTGAGGGGAGCCGACCGCTTGGGACGCGGTCTTTGACCCGTGCTTACACTGGATATCAAGTCATATATTTAGAATGTGTAAAAACGGTATTTTTACAAAATCTCAAAGGGGGTGTATCATCATTTATAGGTCTTCATACTGATAATCAATCCAAAAATCAATATTTGTAGGTTGCTGAATTGCTGACCCGAGATTCCCCGTGGCCATAATAGACTGTTGAAAGAAAAACAAGTTTTTCTGTAATGACGTAATAGCAGTGTCTTGGAATGAAATTGTTCGAGGGAGATACTTTGTAATATCCATTCTTTTAACAACATTCATTTTAAAATCGTTATTTGCTAAATATGCGGCCTGCGGAATAGATCCGGATCCGGTATTTGAGGCATAACCAATTTTATGTGTCCATCTCTTTTTGATGACCCAGTAATCTGTATTAATCACGCTGATTAAATCCCTTACTGTGCCGGATGGAGCTGAAGTGGTGTTTCCATTTTGATACAAAAATGAAAAATCACTAGCAATTGGGAGTTGAGAGGGTGTGTTTTTGACGTATCCTAAAAACATATTAACCTCTTGAGGTAATGGCTGATCGTTCGATGTAGCATTATAAAAATTAGGACGCAGAACATAATTCAACATAACCCGTCTGGTTTTGAGTTGATTTCCAATTCGTTGACCTTGGCCAACTCCTTGCCCGATTGTCCAAAAAGTAGATAATGGAGCAAGGGGATAAACCCCTAAATCTGGGCTCTGTAAAATAGTTCCAAAACTACGCGATCCCTGAATCTGGACACACTTGTTTTCTGCCATTTTGTGTATTGCGGTATTGACATACTTTTTAATAGTAAGAGAAACTGACGGTTGTCCAGTTTTCTTATTGTTTTTCTTTCTCAAAGGCTTGCGTCTTTTGTTCTTGATTATAAGCACCATATACATTGTGTATGGTGTTTATTTTATTTCTACCACGGAAGTTAAACGACGGACAATTTGTGCCAACTCATTCGCTTCCCAAAAATGTGAAGGTTTAAATTCACAAGTAATATAAATATAGGGCGAAGCTATCTGAACGTAGCTTCCTTTAACCTGCCCTTGATAAGCATATCTATCTAAAATACGAAGTAGTGTTCGATAAGGTATGTTATTGTCGAAATCATCTATGATAATTGCCTCTTGTTGTGTATAGTTATCCCACCATGGGGTTCCATCCTTAATATAATGTGAAGGATGCTTTTCTATACAAAAACGAGATTTGCCTGTTCCAGCTTTTCCGTAAAGCCAAATAACTTGAGGAGGTTGTGTTCTGGGAACCATAACGGCGTTAAACATTTTTTCTAAACTTCTTGAATATCGAAGATACATCTCAGGATAATCGAACATACAATCCTCGATTGTAATTTCGCGATTCTTGATTTTTTGGGATATATCCTTAATATCGGTTCGTTGGCCTTGTCCAACTCTGGGTGTTCCAACTTCATATATATTTGTATTGTCCTTCGAACAATACTTTTTGTTTTCTTCATCTGTTCCGTTGGCAACTAAAAGATGAGCACGGGGAAGGGATTTCTTTAACGCTGTCAGTGTGATAGCTGTTAAAAAAGTAGCATAGGCTTGTAAATGAGGCGTGCCCGCCTCCCCTATTTCTTCCCCACAAATTCCATAAATGGCCTTCGCAAAAACATATTTAATAGCAAACCAATCGGTTTGAGTATAATTGTTAATAACGATAACCCAGCTTCTATGTCGACCTTCTGTCATATACAATAGTAAAAGAGAAAAATTTTTAGAAATTAAACGCATTTAATTTATTCTTCCTAAAGAATCCCATTCTGGGATTACACGGAAGTGGGGGGGTAATACTGA